CCAGTACTGTGGAATTCTTGGAGGAACAGAAGGTCGAGGTAAATGTAAAGAAATGGCGGAAAAGGCAGTTAAAAATAATCCTAATTTAATTCTTGTGAGAGGCTGGTATTACGAACCTTTATGGAATAAAGATGAAGAGCATTGGTGGACAAAAGATAAAAATACAGGAGAAATTTTTGATCCTACTGCTGCCCAATTTCCTTCTGGAGGCATAAAAGAATTATATACTGAATTTGATAATAAAATTTCATGTTCTGAATGTGGCAAAATGATGACAGAAGAAACGATGCAAATGTGTGGGCGATATCCAGTTTGTTCTACAAAATGTGCAATGAGATTAGTTGGACTTTAATTATTAAAAAGGAGAAAATAAATGTCATTAATTACTTTTACAGTTACAGTTGAATTTCAAAATGAAGAAAATTTAACAGATCATAAATTAAATGAAATGTTAACTGAACTTGAAGACACACTGGTAAAATCTCCGCTTGGTTTTGATCTATACGATTCTGAGTGGAATTCTGAAGAAGATTAAAAAGGAGAAAACAAAATGCCTAAAAAGCCTAAAGTGAAATTAATTAGAGAAGACGGAAACGCTTTTTCAATTATCGGAAGAGTTTCAAGAGCTCTAAAAAGTGCTGGATACCCAAAAGAACACATCGATAACTTTCGCAAAGAAGCGATGAGCGGAGACTACGATAAAGTTCTTCAAACTGTTATGAAATACGTAGATGTTTATTAAAAATAATATTTTAACTCTGTGTCTTGTAAAAATAAGACACAAAATAAAAATAAAATAATTGTTTACAAGTCTATAAAAATATGGTATATTATATTTATAAGTTTTTATGCTTTAATATAAGGATAGTAAATGAATAAATATGACGTTAAATCTCGTCTAAATTTTAAATGTATCAGACATCCTAATGTTCCAATACAACATGAAGAATCGATTTCAAGAAAAGAAGCTCTTGAGAAAGGATACAAGATGTATTGGAATGGAACTCCGTGCTCTAATGGGCATATTTCTGTTAGATACACTTCATCTGGGTTTTGCAAAAAATGTTATCAATTGTTTAGAGATGAAGAAATCACTTTTCCTGAAATTTCAAAAGACTCGTTAAAACGTGGGAGAAAGAAAAAGGAGGTTAAACGGAATACATGATTGAAAAATTAAAAAAATGGCAAAAAATGAGCAATGATTTAAAAACTCTTAAAGAAAAGGAGGCAAAATTAAGAATTGAGCTTTGTTCAGAATTTTTAAAAAACAAAGTCCCACCTTGTAAAAATAAGTTTGAATACGAAGGTTTTGAGATTGAAGCTGTTAGAGGAGTTTCATTCAAACTTGATGAAAGTGTTGTAAATCAAATTTATCCTGATTTACCCGATGAAGAGAAAAATGCGATTAATTTTAAGCCTGCTCTTAAATTACGAGAATATAAAAAACTTCCCGAGTCAGCAATGTTAAGAGAAGCTGTAACAATGTCACCCGCAATGCCCACGTTAAAAATAAAGGACGCAATTTCATAAGTCTTATAAACAAAAGGAAAATAGTATGATCAAAATTATCTCGACTAAAAATTACGGGACAGATGGAGTAAAAGTTCTTGTCTACAGTCCTCCTGGTTTTGGCAAAACTCGTCTTTGCGCAACAGCTCCGAATCCATTTATTATTTCTGCTGAAGGGGGCTTACTTTCTTTGAGAGAATACGATATTCCCTCAGTTGAAATAACTTCAGTTAAAATGCTCAATGAATCGTATCGATGGGCTACAGAATCAGAAGAAGCAAAACAATTTGATACAATTTGTCTCGACTCTATCACTGACGTAGCTGAAGTTCTTCTTGGAGAATACAAAAAAGAAGAAAAAGACCCTCGTCAAGCGTACGGTCGACTGAACGATGACATGGCGGGAATTATTCGTTCTTTTCGTGATCTAAAAGGAAAGCACGTTTATTTCACAGCAAAACAAACAAAGTTTACTGATGAAAAAACAGGTTTAACAACGTACATGCCAGGTATGCCGGGCAAAACTCTTCTCAATGGACTGAGCTTCTTTTTTGATGAAGTTTTTTGTATTAGAACGGGTCAGCTTGATGACGGTACTTTATACAAGTATCTTCAAACTTATGCTGATTTTCAGTATGACGCAAAAGACAGAAGCGGAGCTCTCCCGCCCAAAGCAAAACCAAACTTAACAGAAGTATTTAATCTTATATCTAAAGGAGGTAAAAAAGAAGAAAAAGAAACAAAGAAGTAAAGAAGTAAATTGTAGTTTAAATTTAAATTTAAAAAAAAAAATTTTAAAAGGAGTAACAAAATGGCTCAACTTCCATTGTCCTACAATACACCCGAAAACAACGAAGGACTTACTGATTTTACCGCTCTCCCTGCAGACAAATACGTTGTTCATATCGTAAAATCTGAGTACAAAGAAACAAAAGCAAAAACTGGGCACTACCTTCAATTGCAACAAAAAGTAATTTCGGGAAAGTACAAAGGTCGTCTGATCTTTGAAAATTTGAATCTTGACAATCCGAATCCAACTGCAGTGGAAATCGCAAATAAAGCATTAAACTCAATTTGTAAAGCCTGCAAAAAAGCTGGAGTTCAAGATTCTGAGGAACTTCACGGAATTCCTTTTTATGCTACTTTGAAAGTAAATCCTGCGACACATATTCTGCAATTGAAGATGGAGCAAATATCGAAATTGATGTAAGCGCAGAATCTACACCTGCTTCAAATCCCGATGCGACTTCAACGCCGAAAGAAGGCAAAAAGCTCCCGTGGGAGTAAACTAAGTAATTTTGCGGGAGTGACGGAAACAGCGGGTCCTGCCTAAGTGCCTTGATTCTGTTATAAAAAATGCAGGTTCAATCCTGCCTCCCGCATTAAATTTTTAAAGGAAATAAAATGAAAATCCTTTGGGTGGACGTAGAAACTACAGGACTTGATTTTAATACTAACGAAATAATTCAATTAGCGGGAATTATGGAATGCACTGAAAAACATATTGCACAAGAATTTAACGTTAAAATCAGACCCACTAATTTTGACGCTATAGATCAAGAAGCTGTTAAAATTCATGGATTTTCAAAAGCAACAATGAAAACTTTCAATCCACCTGAGATCGTATATGATCAATTCAAAGAATTTTTGTATAGATGGGTAGATCCTTTTAAAAAAGAAACTAGAGCTATTTTGGGAGGTCAAAATGTTTTATTTGATTCTCAATTTATTGATTCTTTTTTTAATAAAAATGGAGACAAGTATTGGAGATCATTTGTAACTCCGGGCGTTTTTGATTTAAAAAATCTTACGATAATGTACGAAATTTTTAAAAATAAAAAAATTTTTGATTCGTATAAATTATCACGAGTCTGTGAAATATTGGATGTTGAACTTATAACTGCTCATGATGCTTTTAGTGATATTGTAGCTACTCGTGAATGTTGTCTAAAACTTTGGAACTCAATAACAAAAATATAAAGGATAAATAATGGTCTCTTTGTCAGATATTCATAAAACTACACTTGGAGAAATCTCAAAACTTTCTGAGAAGCAAGAACATCGACCATACTTAGGAATGAGTCAAATAGGTCATTCTTGTTCAAGATATTTATGGTATTCTTTCAGATGGTGCTATTCAGAACAGCATTCTGCTAGACTTCTTAGACTTTTTAATAGGGGGCACAGAGAAGAGCTCGCAATTATCGAAACTTTAAGTAAAATCGGTATAATTTGCTATGGAGATCAAACAGAAGTAGTGATGGCACATGGTCATTCAAAAGGACACTGCGACGGAATGTGCATTCGAGTTCCAGAAGCTCCAAAAACTGAGCATCTTACTGAGTACAAAACAATGTCTGATAAATATTTTAAAGAAGTATGTAAATTAGGAGTTAAAGCTTCTAAACCTATTTATTTTGCTCAGTGTCAAATTTACATGAAAAAATTGAAACTTACTCGAGCTCTTTTTGTAGCTGTAAATAAAAATGATGATTCAATGTATATTGAACGAATTCCATACGAACCTGAAATTGGAAAAATGCTTGAAAGACGAGCTGAAGATATAATTCTATCAGAAAAACCAATGAAAAAAGAATTTGATTCCACTTGGTACGAGTGCAAGTGGTGTGGAGCTAGAGATATTTGCCATTTTAATAAAGTTCCAGATAAAAATTGTAGAACATGTGAGTACTGCGATATTATTCCAGAAGGAAAGTGGGAATGCTCTAAACATGAGCTCGAACTGTCTGTAGGACAACAAAGAATAGGGTGTAATAAGTATCAACTTTTGGATTCTTTAAAATGAAAGAATTTGAAGACAGATGGTATCAAATTGAAGCAGAGGACGCTCTTTTGAGTGATCTTCTGAATGATGATGAATGCCATCCAATAGCTGCTGTCCCGACTGGAGCGGGTAAAACTAAAATATTGGGCGCTCTTATTTATAAATATCTTGAAATAAAACCTGAGCATAGTATTTTAGTTTTATCTCATACTGAAAATATTTTAAAGCAAGATTTTGAAGCGATTGAATCTTTTTTTCCTGGAATTTACATCGGTTTGTACAGTTCAGGATTAGGCTCAAGAACTATCGAAAAAATTACAGTAGCAGGTATTCAATCAATTTATCATAAATCCCACTTGTTTAAGGATTTTGATGTAGCAATAATTGACGAGGCGCATTCTGTGCCTACAAAAGGCAGTGGAATGTATCGTAAATTTTTTGCATCAACTAATTTACGTCGAGTCGGCTTAACTGCTACTCATTTTAGAACAGGTCATGGATATGTTTATCGAGGTAAAGGAGCTCTTTTTAATAAACTTTCGTATGATTTAAGCTCGATGGAAAATTTTAATCGACTCGTTGATGAAGGCTATTTAACAAAACTTTTTAGTAAACCCACAGATCTTCAACTCAATACAGAAGGCGTAAAAGAAAGCGCAGGAGACTTTAATATAAAAGATCTTGCAAAACATTTTGATAGGACTTCAATTACGAATGCTGCAATAGAAGAACTTTTAAAATTTAGTAAAAATTATAAATCGTGGTTAATTTTTGCTATTGATATTGATCACGCTGATCATATTAATGAAAAACTTCAATCTTACGGAATTAAGTCGAAAGTTCTTCATTCAAGATCAGAAGAAGAACGTCATGAAGTTACTGATGAATTTGTTAGAGGGCGAATTCAATGTCTAGTCTCAGTGGGAATGGTCACAACTGGGTTCGATGCTCCTAATATTGATTTAGTAGTTCTTCTTCGTCCTACTAAGAGCCCTGTTCTCCACATTCAAATGA